CAAATGAAAAGATTTCCTAAAGCTGCTAAAGATCCTAACTCAAGACTAAGACAAGCAAGAAGAAGATGGAGATGTTAAGGCGACCATTTCTGATCGCCTTAAGTTTTTATTTAATGTGAGCATCCTTAAATGCTTTTGCTTTTTTTTCTTGCTCTCTAAACTCTTTCTTAAATTGTTTCACTAATTTTTCTAAAGTGAATTTACAATTTTGAGAGCCAAAGTTTTTAATGATGTCGTTTTCATATCTAACAACACCTCTTTCACTACCATACTCAGTTACTCCAGTTTTGATAAATCTGATTCTAAATTTATCATTGAAGCCAACTTGATGTGATAGAATTTTTATAATTCTAGCAACTCGCAGTTTTGGGTAATTGCCACAACCATAACCAACTAGAATTACATCTCCTAATGTTATCATATTGCCTTTCTGTTTTTTTGTTTTCATAATATTAGTATATACGATTTGGATACATAAGTCAATATACAATTTGGATACATATTGTCGCAGCTTATTGTTGTATTTATGTTACACCTGTTGTATTCTTGCAACAAAAAATGAAAAGAAAAAAAACTTGGAACAAAAATAAATACAGAGAATTTGTTTGTGGATATTGCAACTGGTGTAAAAAAGAGTTGTTGAATACCATGGGTGGATGGATTATAACTTATACTAAGAAGTATTTTTGCCATGATGGTAAAGATGGTTCTTGTTTTGATAAATATTGTAACTTAAAAAAGGAGAAACAATGCCAGGACACTACGGAAAAAAAATGAAAAAACCTATGAATAAAAAAAATAAAATGGATAAGAAAAAAAAAGGTATGAAGATGAAGGGTAAAAGATAATGCCAGGTAAAGGTAGAAAAAAATATAGTAAAAAACAAATGAAGATAGCTCGTGTTGCTGAACCTAGAGACAGGATCACAGGAGCTGACTTTAGAAAATTAAGACAAGGTAAGAGAAGAAGAAATGGCTAAACTTTGTCCTAGAGGTAAGGCAGCAGCGAAAAGAAAATTTAAGGTGTACCCATCAGCGTATGCTAATATGTATGCCTCTGCTGTCTGCTCTGGTAAAATAACACCAGGTGGCAAAAAGAAAAAGAAAAAGAAAAGATAATGTCAAATGGTTTACGATCTTGGGTCAGAGCTAATTGGGTAGACATTGCTAATCCTAAAAAAGGTGGTGGCTTTCCTAAATGTGGTAGAAGCAAAGGAGAGAAAAGAAAAAACTATCCTAAGTGTGTACCTGCTGCGAAAGCTAGAGCTATGACACCTGCACAAAGACGTGCTGCTGTATCAAGAAAGAAAAAAGCTGAGAGCAGAGGAAGATCAGGTAAGAAACCAAACTACGCTAGGACTTAATTAATTCATCAAACTCCTGCCATATTGTTTGCTCATCATTCCAGAACCTTCTTCTGTATTGCTTCATCTGTATAGAATTTAAAACTGTAGTGTGATCTTGTTTAAATATTTTACCTATATCTGACAGACTCATCTTATATTTTTCATTTAATATATTGTGAATAATATTTCTAGCTCTAACAATATCTACAGTTCTAGCTTTAGTAAATAATTCTTTTTTACTTACCTCATACTTAATACAAACCTTATTAATTACAGAATCAATCTCTGTTTTTTTAGGTTTTCTAAACTGATAACCAATAATCTTTCTCTCTGTACTAATGGGTACTATGTGTGTTCCTTTCATTTCATTTACATGATCTGACATTTTTTTTTGTGCTAACTCAAAACCTTTTTTAAATCCTTCTTCATATAATTTATATTGTTGCTCTGACAGTAAATAAAAAGCAATCTTATGTTTGTAAATAAAATCGTTGTTGTTTATTTTTTTAATATGTTTTTGAAACTCTTGATTAATTAAAGACATAAATCCCCTACAGTTTTGTTTGTTTTTTTTAGCAATGTGAACTAATGACTATGCTCTCATTAATTCTTCTTGTGCCTTCTCTATTTTCCAAAGCAATCTATAAGAATCTTTTTGATACTTATATACCTTTTGCTTTGCTTCCAGGTACTTCTCATGTTTCTTTTGTTGAAGATCCCTGTACTTCTGAAGGCGAGTTTTTAACTCTTCCATCTTTCTCCTTTTTTACTTTGGTAAAGTCTATTTTAATATTCTCGACTTTACATTCTACAACTTCCCCTTGTGCGTTGGGGTCGGCAGCTTTCTTTACATCATCAAATCTTTCAACCAACTGAAAGTTAGCTTCGCCAGATTTAATTCTTAAATACTTATCTGTTTTTATCATTTTTGTCTATATCTTTTTTGTGTAGATTCGATGCCATATCATTATATATTGATAAATCTGTGTAATTATCAGCTTTAAATCCCCTTGTAGCTCTGAATAATTTAAGTGTCATCATGATATGTGCCACCTGATATGGCTTTAGTTTTTTTTTTAAATTGGGTGATAATATTAAAGTAAATAGTTCTGCAAGTATAGTAAAATTATATTGATAATCTCCATAATCTTTCTCACGATCTTGAATTATCTTTTTCTTAATCTCGTTTGTAAGTTCTGTAATTTTCATATTGTTTTAAAGGCATGGCAGAAGAAAACAAATAAAGAGGTGAGCATTACCAAAAAGGGAAGAGGTAATATGATTCGCTGCTCTAAAAAAAACTTCCGCCACACCATTCAACCACAAATATTATTTGTAGCTGTATTTGTTATAACCTGATCCTTGACCTTTTGCAAACCTGTTTGGTGCAAAAGATTTCTGCTGTACTCTCGCCTCGGCAGGTGTTGAACCAGTATTTTGAGGTGTCAAGACAACATTAATAACCCCTGTAGGATTACCTTGTTCATCCTTATCCTCAAAACCTGCTTGTTGATACCATGTATCTCCAATCTTTACATTCTTTCTCCATGTCTTACCTTTTGGCGACTCTGGATTTATTGGTGCAACAAATATAGGTCTATTATCTCCTGGTTGCTTATCTTCGTTGTGTGTAAGTTTTATATATATCTTATCACTCATTGTGTTACTCCTTGTGTGTTTAGTTGTATCTGACGAGTTTCATATAAATCAGTTATTTGTTTATACTCTCGAACAGACATATTATTAGAATCGAATAACTCTGGATTTTCTTTTTTAAAATCACGAAGAGCTTTTAAACCATTTATATCTTTGATGGCTAACCTTATTCGATCTATATCAAACTGCATATCCAGTTTAATATTTTTATTTCCATTTGTTTTTGGAATTTGATTTATTTTTGCATTAATTAATTCATCAGCACTTGCAAACTCTGTGCCATGTAGACCAAATGCAGCTAATGCTCTTCCTAAAGCAGAAGTTTCTGCATTTTCTAATGCACTTGTTTTGTTAATAAAGCTAGAACCAAACTCTTCCAATGCCATACCTGTATATGTTTTAGACTTAATATAAATTGTACATTTAACAGCAACTTGTTTATCATTGCAAAGCTCTGGTATAATATCTGTATTTATACTAGCTTCATTGTTAAAGTATTTCATAAACAAGTTATGCCTTGTTGCCACTGTATAATAATCTTTTCCATGTTGCGGAACAGATTGTTGTTCACTTAAATCTCCTATACAGCTTTCATATTTTTGTATCATGCGTTAATCCCCCATAGTTGTTTGATTTGTTTTTTTTGGTCGTCTATTAAATCCCTATAATAAAAAGGGTGATTTAATTCTGGTGGTTCTGCAAAGGCAGATAGCTTTTGTATATCTCCTTTACAAAATATAATTAGTTGTTCCCATGCTTTTAGTCTTTGTGTGAGTAAATCATATTGGTATTCTAAATAATCATTTCTTAACATATCGTGTGTGTTATCAAAAATTGTGTATTCGTTTTCATTTACATAAAACAAAAAAGGTTTTCTCTTTGTGCAGTGATAGTAGAAAGCAAGTTGAGTTATGTGCATTGGATCAGGTTCAGTTGGAAGCAGCGTTGATGCCATGTAGTATTCATCTTTGCCTCTCTTCTTTTTTATTGTAGGTGGTTTTGTTTTTGCCTCGCCTATCTTGTCATTACTTTCATAATCTATACGACCAATAATATCTATGACCATATCGTTATGTTTGGCGGACACATATCTTTCAGCGACTAACTTTTCGTTACCAAATATTTCTTTAACAGCTTTCTGCATATTATTGATTGTTGGGTGTGCAAAGCTAATCATAAGCTCTCTTGCTAGTTTATCTTTGTCATCTACAGGTGGTGTATTCTTATTTATATCGTCTAATTCTTGCTGAAATATATCGTCATAATTTTTGTTCTTGAGGGTAATCTTTTTATCCCCCTCAAACAAAACCTCACAAGTTAATCTTTGTGTTGTGTTATTAACTAAATTACCGAAAGGAGCTTTGTATCTGATCAAGAATAATCGTCTCAATTCTTGAGGCAGAGAGTAATTCAACACAAACCTTGTAAAGTTTTGGCTTGAAGAGGGACTCCAATGGTCTAGTCCTTGACCCCCATTGAAATTTTTAAAATATTCTTTCATTTGTTTTTAAGG